GCTTGATCGACTCTGGCTCTGAATAAGACAGTGGGTTGTAACAAAAAAAGTTTAAGACTCATGATATAATTAGATACTTAGGGCTAGGAGTGACTGATCATCGCTCTGAAAAGGTCGTTTCCGTAGCGGCCCGCCCGTCGTCACCACTGCGGAATATAGTCCTTTACGGAGGGATACATGCCTGAAATCCTCAAGCGCTGTACCATTTGCGGTCAGCAAAAGCCTGCCACAGCAGAATTCTTTATTCGCAGCAAGCGGATGGCAGACGGCATCGCTAATCAATGCAAAGAGTGCAATCGAGAGCGCGGCAGGAGATATGCCGCGCTCAACGCCGACAAGGTTAGCCAAAAGAAGAGCAGTTATGCCGCAGAAAACAGGGATAAAATTAACGAACGTCGTCGGCGGTGGCGTGACAAAAACCGAGAAAAGGAAAGAGAGCAAAATCGACGCCGCCGATCTGCTGATCCAGAAAAAGCGCGAGCAAAAGAGCGCCAGCAACGAGCGGCAAACGCAGAAAAGGCCAGAGAGAAGGTTCGTCGCTGGCGCAATAATAATCCCGAAAAGAACAGGGAGAGCAAGCGGAAGACCAGACTGGCAACTCTCGAAGTGTCTCGTCAGCGATCTAGTAGATGGAAGAAGGATAATCCTGAAAAACATGCAATCCACGAACAAAGACGCAACGCCCGCAAACTGAATCTGCCAGATACGATGACGCATACTCAGTGGCATCACTGCCTTAGCTACTTCAATCATTGCTGCGCAGCTTGCGGGCGTTCCATAGATGGTCTTTCTCATAAGCCTCACGCTGATCACTGGATTCCACTTTCTGATCCTGGCTGTCCTGGCACAATTGCCACAAACATTATTCCGCTGTGCGGTGGACAAGACGGATGCAACAACTCCAAGCGTAATCGCCCCGCCACCGCTTGGCTTGAATCAAAGTTCGGCAAACGCAAAGCTACCGAAATCCTCGCCAAGATCGAAACTTACTTCGCCTGGGTGCGTACCCAAGACGCCTAGCCCATGACCGGTATCCCCCGCCGACTTATAATGCGACTAAATCTTTTACGATAATTTGCACATTACGCAGGAAGTAATTATCCCTGGCGATCTCAGGTCTAACGGCCACTCCGTTGTAACGAGTGTATGCATGTAGCTGACTAGGAATATACACGGTCACGTTGGCGGTTGTGGCCGATGCCAGGCCGAATTGCGTCAGCAGGGCAGCTAGGGCTGTCGCATCCTCGACGATAGACCACGCCAGTTGGATATAGAGGGCCTCGTCGTGAACCGCCCCGTCTGCGCTGTGGGTCCGTCTTGTGGCCTTGACTCCGGGTGAAGCCGGCTGTGGCGCAATGGCAGCCAGCGATACTAGCGCTACCCCGTGCCCGGTCGCAATCTTATAGCTCATCTGACCTTCTCCCACTCGCCAGCGTTGAAGACGTAGCAGCCCCCACCCTCTTGCAAGTCAACTTTGCAGGCCCATTTGTCCGGTACCGATAAATATTCAACCCCTCTGTAGCGCCCGACCTTGCCAGCGTGTGGGTGTGGCGCTTTCAGAAGCACCGCTTCATCTGGCTTGATCGTAACTCGCAAGCGGTCGGGTACCCCCACTCTATTCAATTGCCCAGATTTCAACGCCTCGCTCATCGTGCCGCCTCCACCAATAGCCGCTCCATTTCCGTCCGCACTTGCCGGGCTACCGCTCTCTCGTCCATGCCGGCAGATGGGTAGATCTGAATGGCGCCCTCCGCTATCGTAATGCTCTTGTTGCTCACGCTGCCCCCAGACGCACCACTCTTAGTCGCTGGCCCAATAAAGCCAGGGTTAGTGTAATCAGCGAATGACGTGGGGAAGCTGGCGGCCGGCGCAGCGTCGGGGAAGCGCGCCTTGATCCCTTCCCACCACGCATCAAATAATTTCAAGCTCGCCTCCTGCTGAGCCTTCTGCTGATCGAGCCAGGCTTGGCGATAGACGCCAGCTTCGTTCAGTTGCGTAAGAAAGTTTTCGTCCAAGGCAGCCCGCTCCTGGGCGGCTTGCCGGTCAATTTGCGCCAGCCGTTCGGCTTGCGCCACGTCCATCTGGGCGAGCTGGCTGGCGTGGTCTTCCGCCTGCCGCTGGAGGCGAATGGCGCGGTCAAAATCTTCTTCCGCCCGCTGCTCGTCAAACGCTCGTTTCATGTCAGCCAGGCGTTCAGCGTCCGCGGTCCGCTGGTCTTCGAGCCGGCGCGCATGAGCCTTGATCTCGTCGGCAATGCGCTCGTCCAGGGCTTCTTGAATCTTGCCCCGTTGCTCCTGGTAATTCTCTTCGGCGTCGTTGGACTGGTCTGCATAGCGGCGCTGTTCCTCACGGACCGCAACAGCATCCAGCCGGGCCGCCGCATCGAGCAGCCGTTCGCGGTGGTCCCTTTCCCGGCGTTCCCTGTCTTTGGCGTAGTCTTCGTCCAGCTCGACCAGGCGCTCGTTGCTGTCGCTGCGCAGCTCCGCTAGCTTCTCGCTCAGGTCACGTTGCCAAGTCGCCTCGCGCTTGGCTGCATCCGCCTGCACTTCGGCTATCTGGCGTTGGTAGTTGGCTTCCTGGCGTGCTCGGCTGCGGGCAAAATCTTCGGCATCACGGAGGGCGGAAAGCTCGTATTGGGCAATGGCCTCGCTGCGTTGCTTCTCGTAATCCTGGGTCGCCTGCAGGCGCGCTTCGCCGGCATCCCGTTCAATGCGCTGCACCGCTTTGGCCCAGTCACGGACCGGACCGGCAATGTCCGGGCCACCGGCGCCTGCAAAGCCCCCGCCGCCTGTTTCCTGGGAAACGGCTGAGCCGGGTGGCACCATGAAATTCAGTAAGCCTTTCATCTGTTCCCGGCTGCGCTCGTTTAAGTTTTTAATCATGGCGTCAAACATGGCGTTGCTCGTGGCTAACATGCCGGCGCCGCCCGTGCTCAGATCGCCGCCGATCTTCGATAGCGCATTGCCCCCCATCGCCCCCGGCAACATGCCACCAAGCGCAGAGACGACCCCGCCAATGGAGGTGGCCGCGCCGATGACGGCATTGACCAGCGTGCGCAGTGCCCCGATGAGTCCCACGCGTACCACTCGATCCACCTCACTAAAGGTAAAGGCAATATTGACCACCAGTTTGCGCAGAACTAGGCCAAGGTCACTTAGGCCGGCATTAGCCATCCGCTCATTACCGGTAGCGCGGCCGATAGCGTTCGTTGCCCCAATGCCCAATCCCACACCAGCGGCAACCGACAGACCGACCCCGCCAGCCTTGCCCAGACCCCCTAACACCCCTAGCGACTTGAGCCTTTCCGCTGCGATAATCAACTGATTGAACATCAACAGGGCGGGGACGCCAGCAGCCGCCAAGGCGATCAGGCCGGCGCCGGCTGTGACTGCCCCTGGGTGAGTCTCGCGTAACATGGTCAGAAAGTCTCGGAACGATTTCAGCACCGGCTGAAGGGCCTGGAAAAGTGGTGTAAAGCCTTGGGCCAAAATAAGGGTCAGTTCATTGCGCAGGCCCACGAAGCTGTTGGCCATCGCCACAGCGGCCTCTTCGGTGGCGCCCCGCCGCTCCAGGATGTAATCAAGCTGCTGACCGAGGTCTTTGAATTTGCTGGCGGCATCGTCAATCACACTAGCCGGAATATTAAAGCGCCGTTGGAGCGAGACGCTTTGGCCGGCCAGAAACTCGCTGATGGCAATGGTTTCACTGCCCCTGGGCGCGGTCGGAAAAAGCGACCGCAGGCGCGCCGCCCGGCTGATCCAGCCATCTAAATCCTTCGCCCCTTCCTTGAGCGAAGGCAATAGTGCCCGCCCCAGCTGTGCAACGCCTTCCCATTCCAACCCGTATTTGTTGGCCGCATCAATCAATTGGTTGGTGAGCGCAACGGCTTCCTTCTGGCTGCCCACAAATTGCCTGAAGGCAATGGTGTAGTTGCGCAAGCTCATGGCGCCGTCAAGGCCCAGCTTAGTCAGCAGGCCGGCGCCGGCGCCGATGGCTAGCAGCTCCGTATTGACACTGCGCAGGTTCGTGGCCATCTGGGCAAAGCCGGTATTGGCACGTGTGGCGCCCGTGCCGGCCTGATTCATGGCCTGGTTGAGTTGCTGCGCCAGACCGCGCGCGGTGGCCACGGCTTGCGCCAGTTGGCTCGTGTTGAGGGTGATTGTGCCTGTGGCGACACCCATGTTCGCGCCGCCGGTTGCCCCTGCTGGTAACATTCGTTAGCCCTCGTCTAGAATCATCGTGCCGGTTGTGAGTTCAACTTGCAGGTCACGCCAGATGACCGGCGCCCATGTGTCCAAAGTTCTTCCGAGAATAGCATAGGAACCACCGGCGACTGTTTCAAGGTAAACCCCATAGTCAACACCGTGACGCAGTAAGATAAGCACCGCCTTGCCCGTGATGTCAATGACTTCAGCGCGTAAAGATGCTCTTGCATCTCCGGTCCGATCAGTCCACACGGCGTTGGCCCGCATCCAGGCTTCAATCTTTTTGCTATTGCGGTCGGCGGTCCGTTCTACTAGCCGCCGCACCTGCGCAGCCCTCACCTCACCCAACCATTCAACCAGCCGGCCGGGGGTAAACCCTTTCCACTCAATCTTCCAGTTGAACATCGGTTGCCTCGAAATGTAATCCGGCGAAATTCACCCCACCGGGCGCAAAAGCTAAAATAGCCAACGCATAGGTAAAGCGATTCATCATGGTTGCCGCTTCGCCCTTGCGCTCCCCTTTGAATTGCAGAATGTCGCCCATCGATCCAAGCTCGTCGGCGAATTCCCGGCCCCAATCCCACTGCATGTCATTGGGGCCGCCTTTGGCTTTGATCTCGGCAATATTCAGCGGTACAGCGGTTTGGACGGTCAGCAGAAACAGCTCTTCACGCAGTGAGCGCTGCGGCTTTGGCTCTGGTTGCGACATGGCGAATCCCTTTCATGTACTTTTCTGCATCGGTCAGCTTGATTCCTAACGCATTGGCGGCCACAGACAAATCGTAGTCGGCGCTCTCGAAGGCCAGCAGCAGCCGGCGCTCGGCAACCGTCAAGGCCCGCATGGTCATCGCCAAGATAGCGGTCGCCATCAGTTGGACTTGCCGGCGCTCCTCTTGCTGCCGCCAGACACGCATGTCAATGTTGCGGTCGTTGGGCATCGCCGGCCCCAGGTCAATACGCAGCGGACGAATCTGCTGGCAATACCACCGCTTTTGCTCCAGGATGCGCTCATGGTTTAGCCAATAGTAGTGATGGTTGTAGACTAGCCGTCGCTCTCTGTGCTTGAGATAGTATCGCAAATCTGCCATGCGCCGCCGCTCTGGATTGCGCCGTCTATCTTCTCGTCGCTCGGCTCGAATGCGTTCAGCGTGCCTAACATAATGGCGGCGCTTACCGGGCCGCTGTTGTGCATACCAGCACAGCCGACAGATGCCCCGAAACCCATCCTTGCTGTCTTTGCGTGGCAACCAAAACTCAGTGGTAAGCAGCTTATCTTGTTCGCACTTGGGGCAATGTTTCCAGCCGGCCATCAGCTCACCTCATCGTAGATCAGCCCGTCGGCACTGGTGGGCAAAGCATCCCCCTCGTCCTGTTGACCAATGATAAAGCCTGGCGTCAGCAGTTGGCGCAGGGTGTACTTGCGTTCCCACTTGGGGGAAGTCTCGCCACCGACATTGACCTGCTCCTGCGCTGCATTCTCGATAATCGTGCCCAGCAGCACCACCGCGCTATCCAGTTGATACGCTGCCCAGCGGTCAGTGATGCCAGCTAGGTCACTGGGCCGGCTGTGGCTGCCCTTCGCTGTTAGGTACAGATTCCACATCTGCATTCGGCTCATAACGAAAGTGGCGCAAGGCGGCCGCACCCCGGAGCGCCAGCGTAAACACCTGGATTTTGTCTGCCAATTCGATGTCATCCGGGGCGATCTCATTTTCAGCCTGGGGATCGTCCACGACACGGGGATCAACAAAGGCTGCCTTGCAGACGATGTCGCACACCCGTTCTAGATCCGCAAGTCTCGTTGCCGCTTCTTGGAGTTGCGCCGGATTGTCATCGCCGGCTGTTGCGTCGCCGATGACCTGCGCAATCGTCTCCGCACTGGCGTCAGCCCCTTGGAAGAGCATCTTGGCCACCAAGGGCGTCAAGATGTCGATGATTTCGCCCTGCTTGAGCAGCGCCTGCGGCTCGACCGGTCGCAGGCGCGCAATGTTGCCGGAGGGCAGTTGTACAGGGACGCCGGCCTGGCGTGGCTCGCGCCAGGCGCTGCCGGACGTGGCCCGCAGTAGTTTAGGCGCCATATTAACTAAACCCTGTCGTGGTGCGCAGCGGAATATCGAGACCGGTCAGCGCGGTAAACTTGCGCACGCGCATCATGCCGTTTTGGGTGCCCTCATGCACGCCCTGGAACTCAGCAGCCGGAATGAGGTAATTGTTCAACTGGGCCTGATATTGCAGGTTGCCGCTGAGTTTGGCCTTGGGAATGAAGAGGTGCAGGTCGGAGCCGCCACCACTGCCCACGATACGGCCGGCGATGGCCACATAGGGCACTTCGTCGGTCTCGCCAATGATAAAGTCTTCATAGCTGGCGTTGCTGACCAGGGTGCCACCCATTAGCAGGTCCAACACGTTGAGGTCGACCGCGGCGTGAGACAGCCGCAGGTTGACGCTGATAATCTTGGTGTAGCGGTCTAATACAACGTCGTCACCCTCGAGCTGGTCCGATTGCACGACCCACTCGGCGGTCATCTCACGCGCACCCAGCACATCGTAGGCGCTCCCGTAGCTATTTTCGGCGGTCCAACTCGCGATTTTAAGATCTCTCAATCCACGGTGAAAAGTCTTTGTAGTCATACCTGTAACGCTCCTGTAACATTCTATTTAGCACAAGCGTGCTATACTATAGACTGGCAAAACAAAACCGGGCGGATGTGGCAACATCCCCCGGCACGTTCAAACGCTGAAAGGAGCGTCTGACATGAGTGATAATACCACGAATAAATCCACGGATGAAATACCCTACGGCTACTGCCATTGCGGGTGTGGGCAGAAGACAAGCCCTGCAAGATGCACACGCAAGGAGGCGGGTTGGATTAAGGGCGAACCACTGCGCTACATCGACGGTCACCAAGGTAAATCCCAGATGAGTCCGCCCAATCCATCGGGAATCTGCCAGTGCGGTTGTGGCCAGCCGGCACCGATTGCAGAGCGCAGCAATTATCAGCTTGGACATGTCAAGGGTGAGCACACGCGCTTTATCGTTGGCCATTCCAGCAGAATCAAGCCACGCAAGGCGGCAGAAGATCGCTTTTGGGCGAAGGTAAACAAGAATGGACCAAACGGCTGTTGGGACTGGACGGGCGGGGGCGATCAGCATGGGTATGGGCAAATTCGTGTTGACCGACGCAGTGTCAGAGCGCACCGATTTTCTTACGAACTCCACAAAGGCCCCATTCCCGAAGGTCTTGACTGCTTGCATCGCTGTGATCGGCCATCGTGTGTCAATCCCGATCACCTTTATGCTGGCGACGCCAAACAAAACTCTGCGGACGCCATCGCCAGAGGCCGCGCTGTTATGCCCCCACCCAATCAAGTAGAGGGCGAAACAAACGGACTTGCTCAATATACCAACGAACAAGTTAGATCGTTTCGTGAAGAGTTTGCTCAAATGGACATTAGTATCC